CCCTTTGGATATTTACGCAATTAATTACAATATTCTAAAGGTAACAAGTGGAATGGGTGGAGTTATTTATTCAAATTAAAAAACTAATTTAAAAAATAACACTACTTATTAACTTAATTGGAATAATTAATTGAATGGGTGGTGGTGCGTTAATTCAATTAGCAGCTTATGGTACTCAGAATATTTATCTTACAGGTGATCCACAAATAACGTATTGGAAAACGGTTTATAAAAGATATACAAATTTTTCTATTGAATCAGTTGAACAAAATATATCGGGTAATATATTAGCCGGTAAAAGCATATCAGTAACTATATCACGAGATGGCGATCTTCTTAAAAATCTATTCATTCAATATAACCCTCAACAAATATACAATGGTAACAATGTAACATTCGATAATGGAGGTATTCCATCAAATTTAGGAAATACAATATTAAAACAAATGGAATTGGAGATAGGTGGAAATTTAATAGATCGTCAATATGGAATATGGTTGACAATATGGAACAACATAACTACAATAAACTATATAACACCAAGTCCACCAGTTGATACATTTTTACAACAAGGTTGTACAGGTGTAGAACCATCAGTAAGTACACTTTCCAATAGAACAGGTTATAATCATCAACAACAAAATACAGAATTTGATTTTGAATTAATAACAGACTATAATTACGACGGTAGTCAACCATTTAATCATCTTAGTTCTTATAATATATGTATAAACTACACTATTTCAGCTGATACATTTATCCCTACATCAGGATCATTTACTATTTCTATCAATAATATTAATAATTTAGAAACACTCAGTAATGTTAATTCTGTTTATATGTACTTTTTTGTTATGGCAAATTCAGGAAAATCATATATATGTAGCTATACTGGAATTACTACAGCTTCAGGTATAACAAGTATTAGTGGATGTATTCCACTACAAGGATATCCTTTGGTTAATGATCCAATACTTGCTAACTCATCTTCTTATTTAACACCTGCTCTTAAAAATACTGGTACTACATACGGAAGTTTTTATAACCAAATTTATAGCGGTAATAGAGATTTTTATTATTTAGAAGTTTATTCTTTTTTTATGGGATTTAGATCTAAAGGTACTTATACTATTTATATTGACGGTATTACAGACCCAACTAACGCTGGTTATAAAATTTATAATGGAACGTATGAACAATTATTTTTAGATTGGGCCTCACGTTTTGATGGGCTTAAAACATTAGGTATATTTGATTTGGGGTATATACCGGGTATAAAAAACAGACTTGATACTACACCTACTGCTAATCGTACGCTTACACTTAATGATTATGTTGTATTTAATGATTTACCAATAATAAGTAACGAGTTTAATGTATTACATACATCTGGAGTATCAACATTATTATTATCATCTCCTATAAATTTGAATTATTATCAAACTATATTACCACCAGAATCAGGTGTTTTAATAACTACTTACAATAATGTTAAATATTATTTAACTTATTCAGATTTATCTTATAAATATATGTATGCTGTATATGATAATAGGACAACATATATATTTAACATTATAAATATAATTAGTTACCCACTTACATATATTACAATTCCGATAGATACAACTGTTTATTTTATTTACTATAATTATAATCTTTCAAATGCTCCAACTGAAGCTTATATCCCCATGAAGTTCTGGTTCTGTAAAAATCCCGGTTTGGCACTTCCTCTTATCGCACTGCAGTTTCACGAAGTTAAATTCAATATTCAACTTGCTGATTACAAAGAACTCCATGCTACTAAGTTTACAGATGTTAATTTGACAAGTTTTAAAGTGTTTGCTGATTTTGTTTACTTGGATTCCAACGAACGTAGACTTTTTGCTCAAAATGCTCATGAGTACCTTATTGAACAACTTCAACATAACGTGTTTAATAATTCTTTTACTAGTAATATTTCAGGTGGTAAGTTACAAATTAATTTAAATTTCGCAAATCCAGTTAAGGAAATAGTTTTCTGTGGATATCCAGATTCCGTTGGGATAGATAGTGGTGGAATTGCTACACCTACAAATTTATTAACAAATAGTTCAGTTAATTTAAGTAATGTACAGTTGGGTATGGTTTTTGACCAGGTAAACAGGTTTTCAAGTAGAAACTTGAAATACTTCACTCGTAATCAAATATGGGATTCATCAAATGCTTATGATATTAATGATAATATCGGAGTTTATTCATTTTCACTGAGACCTGAGGAAACACAACCAAGTGGAAGTTGTAATTTTTCGAGAATAATAAATCCATACTTGGTCTTTTCCAATTTCGCACCAGGTGAAGAACTGAATTATATAGATATATACGCAACAAATTACAATATACTCAGAATAATGTCAGGAATGGGTAATTTAGCATTTGCTTATTAAATAATTCATTAATTAATTAACAATTATTTAAAAAAATAATAATTAATTAATTAATTAAGTAAATGAGCTCTGGTGCTTTAGTTCAAATAATAGCTTATGGTGTTCAAGATATTTATCTTATGGGGCAACCACAAATGACCTATTGGAAAACTATTTATAAAAGATACAGTAATTATGCGTTGGAAAGTGTTGAAATACCAATAAGTGGAACAATAAGTACAGGTTCAAAAGTAAGTATAACAATACCAAAATCAGGAGATCTTTTGAAAAGGTTATGGATACATTATAACCCTAGTCTATTAATACCCGAAGGAAACCCAACAAATGTTGAATATATATGTTCGGATCTAGGACATGCGTTAATAGATAAGATGGAACTTGAAATAGGTGGTCAGATAATAGATACACAATATGGAAAGTGGTTAAGTATCTGGAGAGATCTCACCCAACCAAATCCTTATTCAAGTGCTGGTTTGATAAGTGATTTATATCCAAATTATTCATCTGGAAATGGTACACTTACTTTTAGTTCAACATCTTATCAATATGGTAATTTATGGTATATGACAACTCAAGGTGAAGAACCAACAACATATTATCCCTTTATAACCACAACAAAACCTCCATTAGTTATAAACAGTACGAGTGTTGTTACAGCAAATTCCCAATCAATAGTAATAATTAATAATAATTCTACGGCAGGTGGAAATTTTATAAATGCGAACGTATCAAGTGCTGACCCAAGTGGTATAACTACTATACCTATACAAACTAAACTACAAAATAACTATACAAACAAGTATGATATTATGGCATATACACATATAGGAACACAAAATATAAATCAATATTATTCACCAGGTGTTACTATAAGTTCTTTAAACTTAAGTACAAAAAATGCTCCAACTGAGGCATATGTACCTCTTGAATTCTGGTTCTGTAAAAATCCTGGTTTGGCAATTCCTCTTATTGCGTTACAATACCACGAGGTTAAACTTAATTTAACATTTGCGAACAGTAGTTCTTGGGTAACACCGCTTCAAGGTACAACAGTTAAAACAGATATATCTAGTATTAGTATTTTTGCTGATTATGTTTATTTAGATTCTATTGAACGTAAAAATTTTGCTCAAAATGCTCATGAATACCTTATTGATCAGGTTCAATTACAAACTATTAATAAAGACGGAACAAGTAACCAACAAGCATCATTTGAATTAAATTTCAATCATCCAGTTAAGGAACTTATAATTACAGGTAATCCAGAATACTATGTAATTAATAACCCTTACAATCCTACATATACTAGTTCGTTTATCCCATCAGCTACATATAAAAGAGGAAGAACAGCAGGTGGAGCAACACCCGCACCAATTATTAGTAGCACTGAGTATCCAAATGATTACGGTTGTCCGGTTGGACAGACTAATACTAAGATGACATTAACATTTAATGGAACTGAACGTTTTAGCCCGAGGAACATGAAGTATTTCACACGTGAACAAATATATGAACACCATACAGGTGGAGGTGGACACTATTTTACAGACGATATAGCAGTTTATTCATTTGCTATGAGACCACAAGAGTTACAACCAAGTGGAACATGTAATTTTTCAAGAATTGATCGTGTACAACTTAAGTTTACCGATATAAACACACTTTCAGACGCAACAGAAACACTTAAACCGTTGGATGTATACGCAGTAAATCAAAATGTGTTAAGAGTAATGTCTGGTATGGGTGGATTAGCTTATTCCAATTAATTCAGGTTATTCTGATTATTCAAATTAATTTAAAAATAATACTACTTAATTAATAAAGCAATTAATTAATTATTAATTATTAATTATGGGTGGAGGTGCGTTAATTCAGTTGGTTGCGTATGGTTCTCAAGATATCTATCTTACGGGTCAGCCTCAAATCACTTTTTGGAAATCGGTTTATCGCAGACATACCAATTTTTCAATAGAATCTATTCTTTTAATTCCTAGTGATCCTCCGTTGTTGGATGCTAGAATAGAAATCCCAATAACACGTAATGCCGATCTTCTTAAGAGACTGTGGATTCAGGTAAATCCACGACTTCTTTATCCAACAAGTTCTAGTTCTGTTCAACTTACGACTATATGTACAGATTTTACTCATTCACTTTTTAAACAATTGGAATTAACAATAGGAGGACAAATTATTGATAGAATTTACGGAGTTTGGTTAAGTATCTGGAGAGATCTTACTGAAAATAATCCTTATGGAAGTATTGGAAGTATAAACACTGACGGAAATAGAATTAAAGTACAATCAACAAGTAATTATAATAAAATGGCTTATACAAATGGAGGTGTTGGTATATCTATTTCACTTCCTTATAATTCAACAAATTCATCTGATTATCTATCGTTAACAAATTCCGATACTGAATGTTATATACCATTACCATTTTGGTTTTGTAAAAATCCAGGTCTCTCAATTCCACTTATTGCTTTACAGTACCACGAGGTTAGTTTGATAGTTAAATTTTCTAATTTTTCAAATTTTGGAACAAGTGAAAAGTCACAAGTAAATAATAATAATGTATTTAATCTTTCAGAAAGTGTAGAATTTTACGGAGACTATGTATATCTTGATACAGTTGAACGTAGACAGTTTGTAAACAATAGTCATGAATATCTTATAGAACAGTTACAAAAGAAGAGTAGTCAAAATCAAAACATAATAAAGTTACCATTTAAGGGATTGGTAAAAGAAATAATAATAATTGGCACACCTACAAACCCTTTTCCTATTGATACATATAGTACAGGTAATTATGATTCAATCGCAAGTAATAATTTATGTACATTATCTTTAGAAGCACAATCATGGAATAAAATAAGTACATTATATTTTTCAAACGCAACTTCTTATAATAAACCTTGGATTTATTCATGTAACGGTATAGGTACACCAAACCCTATTGTTGTTAGTAATAATAAATATATGTATTCGTTTGCTGGTTATAACAATGAACTCAATGATAATATCTCAAGAACCAATGTAACACTCAAATTAGTTCTTAATGGAAAAGATCAATTAAGTACTCGAAATTTAAAATACTTTACAAGAAAAACTGTTTGGGAATCACATACAGGTATTGGATCAGGTAACTGGGGTAGAATAGCTGTTATACCATTTTGTTTATATTCAGAAGATCACCAACCTTCTGGAGGAATTAATTTTGATATTTTTTCAGATGCTAGATTGATATTTGATAATTTTGATTCAACCATTAATGAACAACTGAACCCTTTGGATATTTACGCAATTAATTACAATATTCTAAAGGTAACAAGTGGAATGGGTGGAGTTATTTATTCAAATTAAAAAACTAATTTAAAAAATAATACTACTTATTAATTAAGTAATTAAGTAAATGGGTGGTGGTGCGTTAATTCAATTAGCAGCTTATGGTACTCAGAATATTTATCTTACAGGTGATCCACAAATAACGTATTGGAAAACGATTTATAAAAGATATACAAATTTTTCTATTGAATCAATTCAACAAAATATATCGGGTAATATATTAGCCGGTAAAAATATATCAATAACTATATCGCGAGATGGCGATCTTCTTAAAAATCTATTCATTCAATATAACCCTCAACAAATATACAATGGTAACAATGTAACATTCGATAATGGAGGTATTCCATCAAATTTAGGAAACACAATATTAAAACAAATGGAATTGGAGATAGGTGGAAATTTAATAGATCGTCAATATGGAATATGGTTGACAATATGGAACAACATAACTACAATAAACTATATAACACCAAGTCCACCAGTTGATACATATCCTACAAATTATAATAATTTATCTGGTACTGAACCGTCCGTAAGTACACTTTCTGATAGAATGACGTATAATCATCAACAACAAAATACAGAATTTAACTTACTACTTACAACAAGTGGAGCTAATAGTATTCCTACATCTGGAACATTCACTATAAATTTAACAAGTTATGTGCTTTCATCTGTAAGTAGTAATAATAAAATTTTAGGTGGACCTGGTATATTAATTGTTACTGTATCTAGTGTAAAATATTTTATAAAATTTCCATCAAATCCTACAGTTACATTATTAAATTATGTTTATACATATTCATTTGCTAACTGTATTTGTTTAAATTATCCTAGTACATCAGTTACAATTCCATTAGGAACAACTGTTTATTTTAGTTACTATAATTATAATCTTTCAAATGCTCCAACTGAAGCTTATATCCCCATGCAGTTCTGGTTCTGTAAAAATCCCGGTTTGGCACTTCCTCTTATCGCATTACAGTATCACGAAGTTAAATTCAATATTCAACTTGCTGATTACAAAGAACTCCATGCTACTCAATTTAGTGATGTTAACTTGACAAGTTTTAAAGTGTTTGCTGATTTTGTTTACTTGGATTCCAACGAACGTAGACTTTTTGCTCAAAATGCTCATGAGTACCTTATTGAACAACTACAACATAACGTGTTTAATAATTCTTTTACTAGTAATATTTCAGGTGGTAAGTTACAAATTAATTTAAATTTCGCAAATCCAGTTAAGGAAATAGTTTTTTGTGGATACCCAGATTCCGTTGGGATAGATAGTGGTGGAATTGCTACACCTACAAATTTATTAACAAATAGTTCAGTTAATTTAAGT